GATGCCTAAATTCCTTAACGTTCTTGAATAACTTGCTAATGATTTGGCGCCAAGGCCAGTCATCCTTTCTATCTGCACCATACTCGTGGCCAACTTAGCATATTCAGCTTTTGGTGTTTGCACATGAAGCAGTGCTGCAACCATTTCGCCAGCTTCTTTGTTAGCCATACCAGACTGTACGGCGACTTGTGCCGTAGCACCTGCCAATTCATACATCGATCCAGTAGCGCGATAGTTAGCCTTATGAAAACGTTCAGCAAGTTCATCTATCTCACGGTAAGTCGTCACAATAAAATTCAAGACTCGGCGTTGAGCATCCAGTTGGCGCGCATTCTTTTTTTCTTGCTGTTCCTTCCTATGACTCGCATCTAGAAGTTTATCTAATATCTCTTTCTCTCTTCCGACCATGTTAACTTCTATCGCATGATGCATATTCTTGGCTTGAATTGCGGCAGATATTGCGGAGAAAGTCGTCAGCATCTTCTGAACGCCTTCGTTGTCCTCTAGAAGATAATCGGCAGCGTCTTTAAAAGCAGCCATCATGTCGGGGCCAGCATCAGCGATTTTTACAAAATTATCGGCCATCTCTTTGAGAATCGGATCGGCATCTTTTACGAATTTGAAGGTATCTTCTTGATATCCTTTAATTTCTTCTAATTTGGCATGATAATCCTTAAAATCGTTCATTAAATAAGTAGCCATCTCAGTCATCATCACCGTCTGAACTAAAGCCACTTCCTTATAAGCTGTCTTTAACTCATTAAGTGCCTTGACTGATAGATCAGTAACAGTTAAATTAAACTTATTTTGTTTTTCATTTAGCTTTACCACTGCAGCGATTGGCTTTTCAAAACCTTCCGTCAGCTTCTGAGCAGCTGCTTCAAAATCAGTTAACGCTGAGGTAACATCTTTTAAAGATTCTGCCAGAGTATCGTAAGACTTCCCGACGATACCGTCAAAGCCTGTAAGTGTTGTGGTGATACCTGTTAGAGACATAGCCAGCGTTTTATATGATTCTACCAAAGGTGTTGTCTTAGTATTAAGGCCTTCTATCGATGCGGCGACGGAATCGAACGACTTCGTAAATGACTCGCTTACTTGCATGCTAAGCTCAGTCGCCTTATTTCCGAAATCCATTAATGCTGCATTAGCGTTTAAGGCAGTAAGCTGCAGCTCTATGCTTAAACCAAGAACATTTTTGTCTGCAACTTTTTCGTCGGCCATCGATCGAAGCCCCTATAATATCTTATTAAGTATATTCGAACAGACCTAATCCTTACTGTTAAATCTTACGGCGTTCGTATCAGCCGTAAATCTCGCACAATCTATCAGAGTCGTCCATAATTTTGCATCTATATTCCAAACATGCTCGAAACCCAAGATTGTCCAATTACCAGTCCAATAATGAAACGGTGCTGGTTTACCATCTAAGGCTGCATCTTGAGGTTTAGTACCGGAACCCTCTGCAGGGCGCCTAAATTCGATATAAATTGTATCTGTGCCTAAACCGATCGTATTATCCATGATCCCGATGCCGTTAAATTCGAATCTAACATGAGTCAAATTATGAACATGGTTCAGATAAGTATTAGTGATCTGATTCCTGATATAGTCTTTAAACAAGAATCCCGTAGACCCATCACTGTATAATTCTGGTGGACTATCGACATAAGAAGTACCTTTTAAAAACCCCACCACGTCGTTTTGCTTCTTAAGACCATGCTCCAGCGGATAACCGGCCAATATCTTTTCGTTCGTATTAGCATCTTTAGCTATGCAATATATTTCTTTTGTGTCTGTTTTAATGTCGATATAATCGCCAGATAGTGTGCTGATACCGCCTGTCGATATTTTATTCATTAGGGCAAAATAATCTTCATTTCCTACAGAAATGATTTGCGTAAATGCCGGATTTCTATAAGTCCCTAAATTCTTAGGTTTTACTTCTCCCTGAGGAACAACACTAATCAGTGGCTTTATTTTTTCGATTGGAGCATATTGTTTTACACCGTAAACCATTTGAGTTTTAGACTTCGTAAACATCGTTCCAGTTTCCATTAGCTGTCTAATGAAACGTGGTGGGCGCTGTCGCATCATATACCAATAATTTTCCTTGTTGTCAAGAGTTTTGGTTATATCTGCTTGAATCGATGTATTTTCACCAATAACTTGCTTTATGACATCCGATATCCGACCCTTATAGGCTTTACCACTAGATGCAGCATAACTTAACTCATAATCAGCTGTCGAAATAGCCATAAAATCTATGATCATGCCCGAAAAATCACCCCTAGACCTAACGGTGCATCTTGATATGCTTAATTCGATGCTTCTTGTAGAAGTCTCAGGATATTCTCCACCAGTAAAGTAAAAGCGGAAATTTACTTTAAGGTCTTCTTTTAGTTTTTTAGGAAACCACACATTGCGCATAAACGCTTCCCAGCGTTCTATATCAGTATCATAGATAGAAAATTTACAAGATAATCCAGCATTATAGGTACCTGAAAAAAATATTTCTGTAATGTTCGGTCCGATGTTGCCTACGATATATGGAGGCAATGTCATTTCTATCGTACTGCGGCCTTTGAGAGATGGCAGATAGGCCATTATTTAGTCCTTAATTTCAATCTCAGGATACTGCTGTCATTCAGCGGTTTCATATTCTTATTTATATATGAAAGTATTTCTGATTTATCCTGACCACCGACTGTAAGAATTTCATTCCAATCTTTAATATCTTTTCCATCGCATTTGGTGGGCGGTAATACATATAGAAGATCATCGAAATATGATCTTAGCCTATTATAGTTCGCGATAACACTCTGTATACCAGCCTTGTCGTTGTCAGGTGCTAATATTATCTGCTTTGGCGCTGACATTTTGAGTTTCTTACACTGGTTATCGGTGAGTATCGCACCACCACTAGCTAAAGCACCTAGACCTATACTGTTTTTGTCGAATATCGATTCTGTAATATAACAGAGGCCATGGTGTTCGACTTCATCGAATCCGTACAAGAAATCACCTTTGGAAACATCACTTATACCATAAACCTTGCCGTCTTTATAAATATTACGATCTGGAAATCTGAAAGTCTTGTTAACAAATGATCTAGACTGCCAATATACCATTTCGCCGAACTCAAAATATGGCCAGACAACATCGTTTCCACAATGCTGGAGCGCTTGGGTTTCGATATCCTTCTGTGTATATCCGCGTCTCAGTAACCACATTATAATAGTAGCCGTAAGAATACTACCGTTGTCCTCTATCGGCACTGAACCTGACGGTAATTTAATCTCATTTTCGATAGACAAAGTCGTTTCGTTAACCGTTGCTTTATCTAAAACTTCCGTGCCTACTACCAATCTATAGGCATCTTGGATAGAGCATTTTCTGGCTATACGAACGAAGTTTAAAAATGATACGTTTCTTTTTCCGGTCTTTGGGTTTGGAGCGCCGGACCAACCATCGTCCCCACGCCAATCATGGCATAAACCCTTTTTAGGATTTATGTTAAAATGAAAACCGATATCAGCATTTAGTGGATTACAGATAACATATTCTTCGCCTTCGCGCCTCATCTTAAAGGCATAATGACGCTTTATATATTCGATTATCTTGGCTGCAGGTAAATGCCACCTGTTGTTCATAATTCACCAAGATTTATAATACTAATTAATAACGATGATGAACTTTCGACTTACTCTAGTCGTGCCATCTGGTAGATTAAGCGTGATTTGGTATTGATAAGTGCCTTTAAAAAAGTCAGATGTGTCGACATCATACTGTATCACATAAGGGTTAGATCGATAACTACCATTCCTAATACCGATCCTACAAGATGCTCTATCGACAATCGTTTCAGAAAACTGTGTCAGAATTGTTATTGTAGGGTTTAAAAATGGCATTATTGGATTGACTAAATTAAAATTATAATCATACAGAGGTAGAGGCATTAAACCTACCTCTAAAGTTCTCAATTCTGGCTGATAAAATTGCTGATCGATTGGTTCGAATCCAAATCTTACCGTTTGAAGTTTATCATTACAGAACCATCCGTCAGGAAAGACCCAAAAGCGATGGCAGCAACTTAGACTCGACCCAATATTCAAGTCTGTCCCGATGTCTGTTCCACCGTCTGTTGGATTATAAAACCACACATCAAAATAAACATCTGGGGCGGTGAAATCACTAGGTATCAGAAAAGGATAATGGTATTCGCCGGCGATTTCGGTGCTAGGACATAGCGGTTCAGGGTATTCTGTAGAATTTTTGTCGCTTATGTCTATAGTAGCAACTTTATTGCTGACCAATACTTCAGACCGATAAATCTCGATTTTGGTAATCTGATATGGCTCAGTCGGAACGCCGCTGTTTAAAAATTGAACATTCAAATCAACATACTGGCCAAGGCGACCAGATATCCTAGGAAAAGCATTGATTAGTGATGAACAACTCATACCATATATTTGATGCTTTAACGCCGAGGCATGTTGGGCATTGATGGCATAGACGGAGTACTACCTCTACCAGATCCGCCAGATGCCTTCTTTTCTTCTTCAGCCTGCTTGTCGTTTTCTTCTTTTATCCTTTTTAACCACCAATTTCTATCTTCCGCCGACATTTCATTTTGTTCGAATAAATCTAGTCTACCATATCTCTTAAGCAAAAACTGTTGCTCCATGATATTACTATATATCTTGTCAAATTCGCTAGGATTTAGTCGGGCGAAAAAAGCTCTCTGAAATTGGCAGCTCCGCTCTGAATTCGTGATCACACGACGGGCATGTTATTAGCACCGTTGTATCGATCCCAGGCGAATTCTCTCGCATCCACTCTCGAATTGTAGCAGTGTCTGTAGAATGTAATTTCGAGACAAACGCCTTGATAGCCATTGCATCTGAAATACCCATTACATTAATGATCATTTTTTCCAAATTATCGCTAAGTGTTTCATCGATGGAGTTATCTTGTTTAGCTTTATTTCTCTGCGAAGGCATCGCACCACCAGACCTGACAGTATTTGCTGGCCTAGAGAAATTTTGCTTTCTGAATTTACGCTGCGATAACATCTCGTTGGCATCCGTAGCTCTTAAAAACTTAAGGCCAACGTAAACTTCTCTTCCCGTGGCTTTTGTAATATAAGGCAAAACGACTCTAAACGGCTCTCTGCCTAGAGACGCGTCGGCCCATTTGATGGTTGATGCCAAATCGTTTAAATCATACTTATGGGTCGCAGATGCATCACAATCTGGGCAACTTATTAAAAACTCATAAAGATTGCCATGCGTGATACCTCTAAGATAATAAAGAAGGAAGACTCTATCACCCAATAACATGTCGGCTGGGTCAAAGGTATTTGGAAATTTACAGCATTCTCTAAAAAGATAATCGATTGATTGACCGGATTGTGCAAGACGCTGTGTCGCTAGCACTTTTTCTGCTGCCTGACCCATCGCTTTAACCATCACCACGCCGTCAGGCCAACCATAATAAACACCTTTACTTGGAAGAGTACATTCCTCCCACGGGATTAATTTTTCCTCTGGCATTTCAAGGATTTTTCTTAGAAAATCCTCATTGCTGCTTGATTTAGGAAAATGACTTTCTAAGTCTACAATTGTCGGTTCCATCTTATTTTCGTGGTTAGATTCTTCGGTTTTTAGTGGAGTAGTTTTAGTATCATTTTTCGCACCACTACCGATAATCACTTCTTCTTCATTCATTTTTTTATCTCTGTCGAATAATTGTTGCTGACCAAATTTATATACGTTTCCGCACCTTGATCTCTTTAGAGCGATTGATTGTAGTTTTTTAAAACCACTCTGTTAGAACAGAATAGTCGTAGGAAAGTGTTACTTCGACGGTCTTTATATCGCTAGATGTATAAGATAAATCGCTAAATTTTATGGATTTTGGCCAACTTTGCACTAGTTCATGCGTTTGGCTGCTGCTACCATTAGATGTGTACGCTCGTATCTTCGTAGACTTCTTGTAGTCATCGGCAAAACCAATACCAGACGTATTATTGAACATCAGCGACCTCCAATAGTTTATAGCGGAGACCATACCAGTAGTATCATACCAAGTCATAGACACGTCATCATATGATACTTTCTTTGCGAATTTATATTCAGAAAAAGACCCCATGATCTTCTCTTCTTCAATGCTTATATTAGGAAGCTTGCATTCTTTTAACGCTAACAAATGCTCGTAGCCTTTTTGGTTTATTAGTTCGAATTCTAAAATACTAGCAACATCCCAAAAAAAATTCGTATAATATTCTCTGTTTGGGCTACTTAATCTTAAAAAAGCAAATGCCCGTCCTGCTTCAGTACTTTCACCGACTATAAAGCCTGGCATTTAATGCCCTCTTATTTTTTTGACTAGATCGTCGCCTTTATCATAATTATGTGATCTCTTTTTTACCATCACCATTTACCATCATTTCAGTATAATCGTCGTATCTAATGGTCGCAGTGATTGTTGCTATGTTATCGTTTTCATAATTCAACTCAGAAGGGGTAATTTTTACCGCAAAACAATTGAATAGACTATAAATATGTATTGGTTGCCCATGACCGTCTAATAACATTAAGCGTGCATCAAACGTATAGTCTTTATGGGTGCCATATACGCTTTTTCTCGATCTGAACATGGCCCTTCGCATCCATTCATACATTCTAACAGCAGCACCATCGACCCAAGTAGAACCGGGTCCAAGGACTTCGTAGAACTCTAAAGTAATTGGATTGCATTTAAACTTGCCTGGCCTATAGGTTGTTCTGGGTCCGTTGTGTATCGGTATTTCTTCGAATTCTAGACTTGGGCGATCTGCCTTTTTAAGA